TATCAAGCAAGAAAAGATTATTATGGCTGTTTGGCACCAGATGCTCCAGTGCTTACTGCTGATTTACGATGGATTCCTATGTCCAAAGTCAAAGCGGGTGATATGCTTGTTGGATTTGACGAAACTATTATTAATTTAAATAAAAGAGCAGTATACCCAACAAAGGTAATTGATGTGGGACCAGTAACTTTACCGGGAATAAAAATTGAATTAGAAGACGGGAGGAATTTTATCTGTAGTAATAGTCATCTTTGGCTAGTTAATGGGAATAGTAAACCAAAAAATAGAACTACATGGAGAAGGGCAGATGAGCTTAAAAATGGAGATTTAATTAGAGCGGTATGTAATCAATGGGATAATGTAGACAACAGTAATGATGCTGGTTGGTTAGGTGGAATTATTGATGGAGAAGGCAATTTAGATTCCGGCGCGGGGCTTCGTATTAATATAACACAGAATCCAGGATTAGTACAAAGTAAAATAATAGATATTTTGACATTGCTTAAAGTTCCATTTGTTTCTAAAGAGAGGCACAGAAAAACTGGCAAAGTTCAATGTGAAACAAGAACTAACAATTTTTCAGATTCATTAATGCTTCTTGGAATTACTAGGCCAATTAGAATGTTAAATGGCTGGATAAATTCGAAATTACCAATAAAAAATGGAGTTATTAAAATTAAATGTATAACTCCAACTAATTCCGACCATGAATTTATTGGTATGAATACAGAGTCAAAAACTTTTGTAGCCTATGGTTTGGCTTCTCATAATTCATACCCAGCTGGCTATTTAAAACGTATTAAGGCACTTTTTCCTGATAAATTGAATGTTCTTCATTTGTTTTCTGGTAAAGTTGATACAGTTATATTTCCTGGTAAGACTGTAGATATAAATCCAGCTAATAATCCTGATTATGTAGACGATGCTCAATCACTACTTAATGTTCCATTAGCTACTTTTGATTTAGTATTAGCAGACCCTCCATATTCAGTTGAGGATTGTGACCACTATCAAACTACTATGATTAAACGAAATAAAGTAATGAAGGCCTTAGGAAGAGGGCTAGTATCTGGAACTTATGTTGTATGGTTAGACCAAGTTCTTCCAATGTATAGAAAGGATGAATTTAGTTTAGAGGCTGTAATAGGAATGTGTAAGTCTACTAATCATAGATTTAGAATGATTACAATTTTTAGAAAGTTATAAGATGTCAGATACTACTCCACAAATAAAGAAGAATAAAACTGAGTCAAGAATAGATAAAACTAATAACATAGTAGATGATGAAGTAGCTAAACAACTTAGTGAGTTAGAAATAGTTTCATCAGACTTAGATGCTATTGTCGAAATTCTCCAAGATAGGGTGGTACAATCTACTGATGCTGTTTTAGCAATAGCTTTAGCTAGATTCTATGAAATTAGAATGGATACCTTTAAGAAACGTAATGACATTCTTAAGACTCTGGTTAGTGATAAAAGTATTGATGTTAGTACTAAGAAAAAGTCTCAGGGTACCGATATTGATTCTATACTCTCTGGTATTGGTTTGGGAGCGGCTTTAGGGGCTACAGTGTCTACACAAAAATCTATAAATGAAAAAAAATCACATCAACAGACTTTACCTTTTACAACTATTGATATAGATGCTGAAGATTCTTTAGATTTTGAAACAGAGCATTTAAATACTAAAAATACATTAAAGGAATCGTCAATAACTGATTTGCTATCAGAGGAGTAGTAGTGAGAAGAGGAACTATAGAGGTATGTCAAGAGCATGCTAAATCTAAGAATGGTAAATGCTTGGATATTGTTTATATAAATAATAGAACAAAGATGTTATGGGAATGTGAGAAGGGTCATCAGTGGAAGGCTAACTGGAGTGAGGTAAGCTTTCATAATACTTGGTGTCCTACTTGTAATAGTTGTGTTAGGACTTCAATAGAGATTTTACAAGCCTATGCTATAGCTAGAGGAGGAAAACTGAAGTCAACTAACTACACCAATAATAAAGCTAAGATGGAGTGGGAATGTAGTAGTGGTCACTCATGGTTTTCTTGTTGGCATGTAGTTAACTCAGATAATACTTGGTGCCCATATTGCTGCGGGAATGTTAAATCCGATATTTCTGAGTGCTGTAATTATGCTAAATCAAGAAATGGAAAATGTTTAGACTCTGTTTATATAAACAATAATACTAAAATGCTATGGGAATGTAAAGAGGGTCATCAATGGCATGCTATATGGCATGCTATATGGCATGCTATAAAGGATCAAAGGCAATGGTGTCCTGAATGTGCCTCTTTTAAGACAGAGTATAAATGTAAAGAGTTATTAGAACAAAAACTAAATATTAAATTTATAAAGACTAATTTTAAATATAATAAACATAGATATCAATGGGATGGTTATAATGAAGAACATAAAATAGCATTTGAGTATCATGGTTATCAGCACTATATATTTCCAAATTTTTTTCAAAAAACAGAAGAACAGCATTTAAAAGCTAAACAACGTGATATGGATAAAGTGATATATGCCAAAGAGAATAATATAAAACTAATCATAATACCCTATACAGAAGAGAAAAATTTAGAGAGTTATATAAGTGATATAAGTGATATAATAGGTAGATAATATGGCATCAGGTAAAAAAGTTTTAGCAAAGAAATATCAGCATGAAGTTGAAGACAAGCATCATATTTCCTATGAGCCACAGAGACTTATAAAGCATTGGAGAGTTGAAGGCAAGAATGAAGATGAGATTAAGGCTTGTTTAATAGAATATATTGAGACAGAACGTAAGAAATGTATTGAAAGTATTGAATATTTTGCTAATACTTATGGATTTATAACCGGTCCGGGTGGGGCTGGCATAATCCCTATGGTTTTGGAGCCATATCAGAGAACTTTATTAAGAGCCTTTGTTGATGAAAAATATGTCATTACTGTAAAGGCAAGACAGTTAGGTGTTTCTACATCTCTAATGTTTTATGCTCTTTGGTTTTCTATATTTTCAACTGGTAAAAGATGTTTAATTGTTGCCCATAGAAGAGAATCAGCAGAAGAGTTTATTGTAAAGCTTAAAACAGCTTACGAGTTTCTCCCTGAGTGGCTAAAGCCTTCTTGTACTTTATATAGTAAAAGTGAAGTAGAATTTGATACTAAATCCAGAATAAAAGCCATTACTTCAAATGCCAATGCTGCTCGTTCGTTCTCTGCCACTCTTGTATTACTTGATGAAGCAGCTTTCGTCAAGGATTGTGATGAAGTTGTGAAAGCTATTGGTCCTACTGTGGCTGCTTCTGATGGTAAACTTATTGCTATTAGTACTCCTAATGGTAATTCACCAGAAAATTGGTTTTATAGAACTGTATCAACTGCTCAAGCAAATAAAACTTTAAATAAACCTGGAGAGACTAATTGGAAGTTATTTGAATTACCTTGGACAGTTTCATCTATATTTACAAAGAATCCTAACTTTAGACAGGACCAGATTAGACTTGATAATGGTAATGAAGAGAAGTTTAAACAAGAGTATCTTTGTGCTTTCCAGGTAAATTTATTTTCATTATTTGATGTAAAAGCATTAGCAGCTATAAATTATAATGTGCCTATATTAAATCAAATATATGGTGGAGCTACTTATGAGGATACTTTTCTTGTATGGAAAAAAGCAGAACAAAATAGAAAATATATAATAGGGGTAGATTGTGCCTCTAATAAACCTACAGCAAAGGATTATACTAGTTTCCAAGTTATCGACCAAGATACTTATGAACAATGTGCTGAATATATTGGAAAATTACCAACTGAAGTATTTGTAGATATTCTAATACGTGCTGGTAGACACTACAATAATGCTATATTAGTTATAGAAGCTAACTCTTATTCAGAAATGGTATTTTATTTATTAGAACAAAAAAGATATAATAATATATGGTATGATCCAATTAAAGGAACTCCAGGATTTCAGACTAATAGAGCAACTAGGTCTTTACTTATAGAAAAGTTATTATTATTTTATAATAATACAGCCAATGCCTCTAATTTACATAGTTCTAGATTACAATTACAAATGCAGAATTTTACAGCTGGTGCCATATATTCTGATGGCTCTAGAAAAATGGAAGCTAAGCACGGTAATGATGATGCTGTATTGGCTCTATCATTAGCTGTTGTTTCTCTAACACCAAAAGAACATATTCATAGACCTCAAGAAGACTCTAATGTAATATATGATGCTAGTTCTTCTCTTATGAATGGCAGATATAGTGATGAGTATTTAGAGTATCATTCTAATAAGATGGGTATATCTAAGGATATGTTGGAGAGTAGACTTATATTATATCACAAAATAAAATCTGGTGAATATGATGGTACTGGAGTAGAGGATTTAGACCTTCAACATCCTGTAGAGCAATGGGAACGTGAAAGAGCAGCAGAGGACCTCATAGGTAATATGGGAGGCTTAATACTTGATAATAGTTATAGTTTAGCAGAGAGTATATCACTTATTCCAACAGCTAGAAAGTTTTCAGTAGATGACATATTTAGTGAGGAATTTAGAGCCCTCACAGAAATGCATAATAATTTCTTCAGTAATCGTAATAGATAGCTACAGTATGAATAGGATTTACCGATATTGTATGTAGAGGTATGTGATATGCCAGTAAAAACATGTTCAAAATGTGGTATTGAGAAGGATACTAGTTTTTTTGGTAGGCATTCCAAAACAAAAGATAGCTTACAGATTTGGTGTAAGGTGTGTGTAAAAGAATACTCTAAAACTTATGGCTGTAGTATTGTAAATAAGGAAATTACAGTTAAGCAATGTACTAAATGTAATATAGAAAAAAATGTAAAAGAATTTGCCAAGGATAAATATAAAAAAGATGGATATAGTGTAATTTGTAAGGAATGTAATAAAACTAAGGTATCTTTGTATCAAAAACAAAACAAACTAAGAGTAGATGCTGTAGTTACTGAGGTTCAAAAATGCTCTATCTGTGGAGTAGAAAAAAATAAAACCTATTTTGCTGAAGATAAAGCAGTAAAGAATGGATTATATCACTATTGTAATGAATGTAGACAAGTTTATAATAGGAAATATCGTAATGATAATAGGTCTATTATTTTACAGAAGAAAAAAATATATAGGTTAGCTCATTCAGAACAAATAAAAGAGTATACTAGAGTATATTATAAAACTCATATAAAGGAATTACAGTTAAAAAAGAAAGTTTATGTAGAAATAAATAAAGAAAAAGTAAGCTTAGCCAATAAAATATATAAATTAAATAATTTAGAAAGAATAAAAGAGTATCAAAAAACTTATAACGAAGAACATAAAGAAGCCATAATAAAGCAACATAAAGTATGGTATTCTAAGTATTATAAAGAGCATAAAAAGGAAATTATACAAAAAGCCACTGAATATACTACAAGTAGATGTAAGATAGATATTAATTATAAAAATAATATAAGCATAGCCTGGTATGTGTCAAGAGTTTTAAAGCCACAAGTACTTGAGAGAGATAATTATAAATGTCAATTATGTGGTTGTCAGGATACAACAGCTAATAGGTTAGAATGTCACCATATAATTCCCAAAAGTGTGGCTCCAGAAAAAATAAAGGACTTGGACAATCTAATAATAGTGTGTAGAACATGTCACTTATATAAAACTCATAAAGGAGTATCAAAACTCTATGATGAAGAATTGGCAGAAAAGTTATTAGAGCAAGTAAAATCAAGGAATTAATTTTATGGCAAATGATGAATCTAAGCTAAAGAATATATTTACTGCTCTAGGTAGGATTTTTAGTAATTCAAAACCTAATGAGTTTAATGCTAGAAGCTCTATAGAAAAAGCTCTATCTACTACTAATAGAGAATTAGCAGCTAAGCCTATGGTTGAGCCCACAGTAATCTCAAAAAAGGGACTTGGAAGAGGTTCAATTTTCGCCGAGGACTCGCTTGGAAAAAATTACCACAAGTATCTGGAAAGAGAGACTTTACGACATGCAAGATATGCGACCTACGATCGGATGGATTCTGATTTAATAGCTTCTGCTTTGGATGTATATGCTAATGAAGCTACCCAGAAGAATCAGGATGGTAAAGTTATAGGTGTTCATTCATCTTCAAAATATATAGAGGATGAATTATCAGAATTATTAGAGACTACTGGTATAAATAACTATTTAAGTTGGTCTATTATACGTAATATGGTTAAGTATGGTGACCACTTTACTGCTCTTAAATTAGATTCTGTAGCTGGTGTGACAGGAATTAAGGAACTTGATGCTATTTCTGTGTATCGTTTAGAGGAAAAAGGAATTTTAATAGGATATGTTCAGGATTTAGATGTTCTTAAATCAGCAGTACAAAATGCTAATGTTAGTTCAACCACCACAAATCCATATATAAATCTTAATACCTTGTCATTGCCCTATATGACTGGTGATAGTGCCAATAAGGAAAACGAATCTTCTCTGATTACATTTCTTAAATATGAGATGCTTCATTTTAAACTTCGTGGAAGTGGTCTTTTCGCGCCCTATGGATGTTCACCTCTCGATACTGCAGTTGATACTTGGAAGAAATTAGATTTACTTTTTGATTCTCTTATTATTTATAGACTTAATAGAGCTCCAACTAGGCTGGTATTTTATGTTGATGTAGGTAATGCCCAAGGTGCTGATGCTGAAAACATAGTTAAGAAGCAGATAAATGCCTTAGCTAAAAAAGAATATTTTGACCCAACTGGTAAACTTAATGAGCGTTATCAGCTACTTGATATGAATGCTAATCTTTACATTCCAATACAGAAGAATGGAGCAACTAAAGTAGAACAATTACAGGGTGTAGCAAATGTTGGTGAAATAGAAGATGTGTCTTTTCTTAATAATAGGTTATTTGCTGCTCTTAAAGTTCCTAAATCTTTCCTTGGTTATGAGGGTGATGTGTCTTCTAAGGGCATGTTATCTCAGCAGAATGTGACATTTAGTAAGGCTATTCAGAATATACAAGAAGATTATTTAGAGGCTATTAAAGATTTATGTATAATTCATTTAGCTATTAAGGGCATACAAGAGAAGGCTGATTTAAAGTCCTTCAGTTTAGTAATGTCCAGACCCTCTTATGTTGAAGAAAAGGCCAGAATAGAAGTTGAGAGTGAGTTATTAAACTTAGCTAGTAGTTATACTGGTTTTGGAGTTAATCGTCGTTGGGTTGCTAAACATATACTACATAAAACAGATTCAGAGATAGAAAAAATGTTTGAGATAGACCCAACAGCTCCTCAACAAGGTGGTGAAGGTGCTATGGGTGGAGGAATGCCAATGGGTGGTGATTTAGGTTCAGCAATGGGTGGTGGAATGGAAGCTCCTCCAGAAATGCCTCAGCAAGGTCAAGAAATGGCTCCAGAAGTACAGGGAGGTCAGCAAGGTATGGAACAAGTAGGTGGAGTGCCCCTATTACAAAATAGAAGGCATTTAGGAGATTTACTTATAGAAACTGAGAATATTATTTGTGAAGTTAAACGGTATTCAAGAGAGCTTTTATCATTACAGGAAAGTATTAGAAAAGAAGGTCTAGTAGGATTGACTGACTCTTCTAGATGTACCGTATCACTAACTGAAAAAAAGATAGCTAAATTAACAGAACCAGAAGAGATTTTTAAATAATAAAATTATATAATTAATTTGTAAGCAGATACTTAAAAAGGCATATTTATATGAGTTTAAAAACTTTAACATCTATATTAAAGAGTGGAAATAGAGCTCTAGAGGAAAAGCTTCATAACCTTTTAACTGAGGATTGCTCTATTCTTGAGTATACTGATGATTCCGTGCTATTTCAAAAAAATAATTATCTAGTATTGGCTAAGTTTAAGCACAATTTATCAGAATCTAAGATGACTGCTGAAGATATATTAGATAATGAAGTTATCTATGTATCAGCTAAGCAAACTGATAAAGAACTTAAAGAGCAGGTAATAAAGCTTATTGATAATTTAGTAGAAGAAGACTATGTATCTGCTGAAGATGACCTAAATAAGTTTTGCGAAGAGTTTTATCAATATCAGCTACTCAAGAGACGATTTCCAGAAACCTTCACAGAAAATCTCATTAAGAAGGCTCCTGGTTTTAAACTACGTAAATCTGGAAATTCTTTAATTAATGAATTTAAATCCGACATTTTTTCTTTAGTTACCTTAAGTGAGGCTGAAGACTTAGATTTATCAGATTATACTTCTATTATAGAGTCCTGTGGCCCAGTATTATTTTTAGGTAAAGACAAGGTAGTTTCTATAATTGAGGATGCTTTGCTTGGTAATAAGGAACGTTCAGAAAGTATTACAGAAAAGCTTTTTGAGACTGCTAAAACATTAAATGAAGTAAATGAAGATATTAAACAGGCTATGGATAATGATTATAGCCTTGATGATGGAAAATTTCCTTCTGAAGATTCTGATAGTGTTTCTGATGAAGATTATAATTCTCCAGAAGACATAGAAACAGATTTTCCAGATGACGAAGGTAAAAAGGATTTTGAAGAGTTTTCTCCTGAAAATCTAAGTGATGAAGAAGTTAAACAGCTCCATAAAGATATATTAACTTCCATATTAGATGGTATGTCCTCCTTTGTTAGTCGTGAAGCAAATAATAGTGAAAATCTTAATATATCAGCAGATTTAGATGATAGACTAAAAACAGATTTAGATATATTAAATAAGCCTGACCTAGCAGATGATGAACTATCTGATATAGAGGCTCGATGGAATCCTATAATTTCAACCTTCTTAGATTCTGATTTATATACTCCAGAACAAGATTTAGGTGCTGAAGAAGTCGAACTAAAGGCAGATGATGGTGGCGAAAATCCTGAATCTGTTGAAGAGCCCGAAAATACTCCTGAAGACCAAGGTGTTCCAGGTGTAGAGCCACAAACACTCCCAGGGTATGAAGAGACACAAGAAAAGCAAGGTCCTGGGATATAATATAAATAATAGGCACGAAATATGAGTTGTGGGAAAGAGACAGTAAATGTATAATCCATTAATCGAAGTAACCTCTTCAACAAAAGGCTTTGAGCTCTTAGAAGAAAAGCTAAACTCAAATTCATCTTGGAAATGCCTTAAATTTAGAGGTGTATTTCAAAGAGCAGACTCTAAAAATCAAAATGGACGTGTTTATCCATACAAAGTTTTAGATAAAGCAATTCAAGAAGCTAGTGAAAGCTTAATGTCACGCAATATGTTGGGCGAGATGGACCACCCAGAAAACCAATCTCCTACTGTGTCTTTAAAAAATGTAAGTCATGTAATTACAAATTTAAAATTTTCTGGTAATGATTTAATAGGTGAGGCAGTAGTTTTCGATGACCCAGGCCCAGCAGGAACCCCTTCAGGAAGAATGTTAGGAGCTTTAATTAGAAATAACTGTACTGTCGGTATTTCTAGTAGAGGTTTTGGTTCAGTTACTGAGGGTTATGACAGTACCGTTGTAGATGAGTATAAGCTTGTCACTTTTGATGCAGTACATGACCCATCTACACAAAAAGCATTTATACAACCAGTAAATGAAGGTTTAGATTTTAAACGTAAGTTAGAATATGAGTTAGAGCGCAAAAAGTTTATCGATGATTTACGGGATATGTTCAGAAGTAAGTAATTATTTTATATAGGTGAATAAATATGAATATGAAGCAGATTAAAGAACTATTAGCAAATGCTGATGTTCATCAGATTATTGAAGAGCAGATTCAGGCAGCTATAGCAGAATCAAAGGCAGAATTAGACACTGAAAAAACTAAATTAGTAGAACAGAAGAAGTCCTTTGAAAAGGAAGCCTTTATTTTTAAGAAGACTATCTTAGCTAAATCTAATCTTTATGAGACTAAGCTAAAGGATTTTTATGAAGCTAAGTTTAATGAAGCCAAGAAGAAGCTTGGTAAAGAAGTTTACGAATTCATGAATGAATCTGTTAAAAAGATTACTAAAGCTATAGAAGAAGATGTTAAGGCTACCAATACATCTACTAAAATTCAAGAAGCTTTCTCAAAGGCAGTTAGTGAAATGGCTCCCTTTATAAACATAAATGAGCTAGAAGGAAAGAATCAAGCAGACCTTGATAGTATGAAGAATAAGCTTAACGAGTCCCTTAAAAAGATTAAGGTATTAGAAGCAAAAGCATTAATTGGTGATTTACATTCACTAGTTGTCTCAGAATGCTCTGGCTACCCAACTGAAAAAATTGCTTTACTTTATGAAACAGTTACTAAGATGGAACCAAAGAATTTAGAAGAAGGAAAGAAATGTCTTGAAGCTGCTAAACAGGCTTTAAAGGAACGTGAAGTAGAAGCTACTCAGAAACCAGAAGTAGTTGTAACTGAGAGTGTAGTAGATAAGCCTGTAGAAGTCACACCACAGCGTAATAAACTTAAAGTAATTGCCGAAAATCTGGCAACTAAAAAGCAAGAAAAAGAAGTTGTAACTGAATCAAAAGAGTCAAGTGCTTTAGATTATGAGATTTATTTAGGTTAATACCTACTTAAAGTGTAACAAAACTATAATTAATTTTATCCAGGAGATAATTGAATGTTTACAAACCCTGTTAATTTAGAAATGCTAAGTGAGCAACGAGTACGAGCAATTCTTGAGCGTGATGAACAAGCAGCTAAGAAGGCTGGCAAGTCTTCTTTCTGGAAGACTTTTAATGAAAATCTACAGACTGCTATTCCAGATGCTGAATATCGTAATACTGTTTTTCTTCATGCTGTAAAATCACTCCAGTATGCCACCAAGAATCAGCCACTGACTGAAGCAACTACCTCAGCCTCTGTTGCAACTTATAACAAAGCAATGCTTCCAACAATTATAACTCGTGTATTCCCACAGATTGTTGTTACTAAGTTTATTGCTACTCGCCAGCTTGATGTTCCTACTCAGGTAATTCAGACCTTCCGACTTTCTCGTAATACCACTAAGGGTGCTACAACTGCCGGTCAGGAATACATGAACCCAGCTTCCTACAAGCGTTATGGTTCAGGCGCAACACAGTATGAAGATACCACTTCAGGTATTGATGCCAACTACTCAGGTCAGCAGGTAACTGAGGTAGGTGGAACTTCTACTTTATCTGGTTATACTCCCACCTATACTCCGTACATTAGTGGCACTGCTTCAATTGCAGTTTATGATAGTGCTATTCCTCGTAATTCCGTAGTAGTGGCTATTGATAATAGTGCTGGTGTTATGGCTGCAGTTTCCCCTGACAATGTTAATGGCACTGTAACTACTAATGGTTCTGGTGTTCCTTCTATTACCTTCAATCAGACTGCTGCTGCTGCCGCTACTGCTGTTGGTCTTACTATTACTGGAACAGCTACTTTCTCAGTAACCTATCAGTATAATCAGGAACGTAATAAGGCTCTTGGTGAAGTTAGTTTCGTTCAGAGTCTAATCCAGGTTAGCACTCGTTCACGTAAGAACTTTGCTCAGATTTCCGCAGAAGCTATTCAGGACCTTGAAGCTTATACTGAAGGTCGTATGGATGCTCTAAAGGAACTAGTTGGTGGCATGACTGAGTCAATGGCACTTGAAATTGACCTAGAAATGATGCTTGACATGATGGCCAATGCTGGTAAGATTTCTACTTATGATGCTTCTTATCCTGCAAACTCTTTCCGGGGCACTATGTTCCAGAAGAACCAGGAACTAGTTCATAAGATGAACTATCTTGCTAATGATATGAGTATTGACTTCCTTCGTGGTGAGGGTATGTTTGCTGTTACCCATCCCCATGTATTTACACTGCTTCAGAATACTGCCGAATTTAAGATGGCTACTGATACTGGTCATAAGGCTCAGGGTGATTTCAGTATTGATGCTGAGAAGTTTGGTAGCATCAACAACTTCACTGTTGCTAAGGCTCCTCAGTTTCCCCAGTCAGACAAGATTCTCATGGGCTTCACTTCTAAAGATTTAGGCAAGGCTCC